TTTGTCGCAGCAGACGCTACAATAGATAATGTATTTGTAGACGCTGTTCCACTTCCAGTTATATACTGTCTTTGAACATATGCATCTTTAAAATATTTTGTAGCCGAACCCAAATCAATAGCGGTCGAAGTAGTAGGAGTTAAAGTACTTGATAATGTAGAAGTGATTACGAGAGTATCCGTCGCCGCATCATCACCTAAAGATACATTCCCCTTTGCAGTTAATACTCCATCAACATCAACATCCGCTGCAAAAATTGATTTAGCTCCTGCATGAATACCACCAGTTGAATAGATAGAAGCTTTAACAGTGTCAGCTGGAAGTGCAGAAGTTACTGCAATTGCAGATGTTAGTTCATCATGAATTACTGCAATAGTATTAATAGTCGCCACATTTGCAGTATAACCACCAGTATCATCTCTCCACATGATTGTATCTGCTGTTATAGCATCTGTACCTTCATTGAGAGAAGTATTTATCTCATTTGTTCGTATTCGCCACGTATCAAACGTATCTGTTACAGCGACATTACTTCTATCTACACCGGCCATTGATTATCTCTCTGTATGTAAGTTTTTAACAATTGTTTAATTTCTTGAAACTCATCACGTAATATCAATAGTTCTTGAATCTGTTTCTTCATAATATTTATATCATTCAATTTATTTTGCAAATCTATTTTTCTTTGAAATTCTTCTCGATGTGTCTGTAGATTGGAAAAATCATTAGACAAAAGGGCTTGATTATTCATGTCCCTCACCACCCCCGTTCTATCAGTTTTTGCATACATCTTTTAAAAATCCAGTGCTATTGCTTTCATGTCTTTGACTTTTGGAATGATTGAAGTTGATGCTGAACCAAGAACAATCTTAATTGCAAAAGTCTTAAAATTATCATATGTTTGAGTGCCTACCGCATATGTAATAGAGTTTGCAGAACTTCTATAAACATATTCTTGCACATCATTCTCGTTAGAAGAATATAGATTAGAATCTGTTTCTTGAGTAAATAAAACATATGGTTTATCTTCAAAATTTGCAGGGTCTTCTGCATTATGGACCCTATAATAAATCTTAATATCTGTATCTTTTGGTTTATATGCATTGACAAAAACTTTTAAGTCTTGTGCATCAAAACCATCTTTCAACGTAACTCTACGAGAAATATATCTTGTTTTACAATTTCCACCATCTGAACCAAGTTCATCTTGAATAGAGATTTCTCCACTTGTTCCACCTGTAAGTGTTACAGAAGCATCTTCATAATAACCAGAACCTGCCGAACTAATATAAGCGGAAGATATAACTCCACTCCCATCAGTGACAATGGTTACATTAGCCGATGATCCACCTGTTCCAGTGATAGAAAATGCACCATTTGTATATCCAGTACCACTAGAAGTTATAACCACATCTGAATTTGTAAAAGAACCACGATTGATTTCATTTTCTACTGTAATCAAATTGATACGTGACATATCTATTGCAGGAGAAATCTTAGAATCAGTGGATTGCATAACTGTTCTGAGAAAAAAGTTATTCGCAGAATAACTCACCGCTGACGAAGATGTATTTGCAGAAGAAACAATTTGTTTCTGTTCTGTGAGAGTAATATTCTTATTCGGAGAAAATGCAGTAAAAGAAGATTCAATTTGCGATGTTCTTAATGAATCAGAAGTAACAGTCGAAGTCTTAGGAATGCTCATATACGAATAAGTACACGTTGTATTTGAAAACATCAATTCACTTGTAGATAATTTCATCAAATCATAATCAATCCCCGAAGTGTTGCCTGACAAAGGTTTGCCTTCCAAAGAAAAATATGCAGAATGAGAACCCGAATCAAACTCACAACGATTAATCCTAAACATCATTTGTCGTTCTATATTGGGTTGCCAAAGTGATGAATTTTGTGATTCAAAAAAGGCTACACAGAATGGTTGCAATGATACTTTTGCTGAAGAAGTATTCCTCACTATTTGTCCCAAACTTGAAGTATGTACTTGATATTCCGTAGATGGAGTAGATAAACAAATAGCATATTCATCGGGATACAAGTATACAGGCGAATCAAATGTAAATGTAGTATAAGTTGTTGAAGTTGCCAGACTTGGAGCACTTACGTTTGCATTACATTCCGACCCATTCAAAGTAACTTCACCAAATGGAACAATTTGCGAAGAACTTGGCGCTTCATTTATTACTGGACGAAGTGATAATGTGACAGGTAAAATATCATCAGTATAAGCAAAGAAAATATCAACACTATTTACAAATACTCCATTTTCATGTAAATTTCTATCTACAATAAATGTTTGTGATAATGGATTTACAAAATTGGTAGAAGTAGATATTCGATTTAAAGCACTTTGTGTAATATTTTCATCTTTAACATTTTCTCGTTTCGCTTCTATCGGCCGAGTTGCAGATATTCTACCCGCTCGAGTTTCAAGAAGTCCGGCAGTTCTATAAATTTGTTCTGCAACGGTTACTGTTTCAGAACCCGTATTAGTAGAACTATTAGTTAAACGAAATAATCTATCTCCTGTACGATAAGTAGAAGGTTGGACAAGAAATTCTCCTCCTACCACACCATTCTTATCTGATGTTAAAGAAGAACCATATGTTGAAAATGTCGTTGGAATTGCTGTAACACTTCCATTTGCTTTCGCAGAACCAATACCAGAAAAAATCTGGCCAGTTGTAATAGCACCCGTTGCCATTACAGATATAGCAGAAAATGCACCACTCACACTACCCGACAATTCCATCCCTGTCGCAATCGCTCCAGAAATACTATTGACAGTAATTGTATTTGCATCAGCATTTACTTCTTGCAATTTAGAAGTTATTGTGTCTGTACCATCTGTAAAAACAATAGTTTCGCCTATAGAAACAGATGCATGATGACTCTGTTTTGTTAAGGTACATTCTTGTATAATATCAGACACCACAACAGCAGAAGAATTTTGATACAATGCAATTGCAGTAGCATTTATAGTATTATTATTACCGTCTGTATTTCGTTGTGTTAGAACAACCTGTTCACCCGCTCTTGTATTGAATACTCCTGAATTAGCAGAAGATGTATTTGCAGAAAAAGTTAAAACATAAGCGGGTTTTGTATTTGCAGAAACCCCCTGACTATCAAAAAATGGAAACATTCTTTGATTTGGTTTCACACCTTTTGCAAGAAATTGAATTCGTTGTTCTCTCATAAAAGGAACAATAGAAATACTAACAGAACGAATTCCAATTGAACGTTTAATTGTTTCTGGTGGTTTAGTAGAAATTATTCCTGTTCGTGTTTTATTATCTTCTATCGTTTTTGCAAAACGTGAAATAGTATTTGTTGTTGATGATGTTTTTCTAGTTTTTATTAAATTATCATCATTAACCGAAACACCACTCCATGCAAAACTCCAATCATCCCACTGTCTTCCAAATCCATTTCCATTTCCATCTATCCAATGGTCATTCAATCCTTCCAAATTTATAAGAACAGTTGGTCTGCCAGTTTCTGAATACCAAACATCACTGGGCGGAGTTAACGTAAGTTGACCATTAAATTGTGTAGTTCCAAACGGATTGAGTGTTTCAGTATTACTAGACAATGGTTGAACAACCAAGTTTGAAGATGAATATGCAAGAGTTACAAGGTCACCTGTTTTAGTTGTATTAGCACTTGAACCAACAGAATCATGTGTGAATTTAAAAGAATCTGAATAAAAAGAAGGTCGCAATTCTTTCATTTCAAAATCAATTGCGGCCTTGAAATCTTCATTTGATACATCACCAATATTATGTCCATTGAATGAATCTACAAGAACACCACTTTTAAATCGTTCCGTACCAGTTTTTTCATCTTTAATTGATAAATCATTAGCTTCTTTTTCTAATAAAGATAAGGCGGTATAATACTCAACTGCATCCATTCTCTTTTCGATTTTTCCAATATCTCGCATAGTGAATCGGCGATTATCAATATACTGAGTATCTACATCACTTGCATTAAAAGTATAAGCGGGAATATCAAGATTATAAATTGTCATTGCATCATCATCATCCACTGGAAGAATTGGATTTTCACTCGAAACTCCTTCGATAACCCTAAACACTCTATCTTTTGAAAGAGCAAGTTTATCATTCCTTCCCAAATAAAATTGAACATTAGCGGTCATGGCCACATCTACATCAGGCATGTCTAAATGCCCTGATGGTAAAGTTCCCCCCGACCCACTGGATTTTATTGGTCTAAAATCAATACTATCTCTCAATTCTTTTCTAATGCCCGTAATTGGACTTATAAATGCAGGAATGTTTTCATATGTTATTCCTGTATAAGAATCAACTGATGCATAACTCCCCGAACCATGTGCAAAATAATTAAATAAAACTAATATATTATTTGTTGGTTTTGTTTGTCCGGCCTTTAATGTGATTGAGGCATGGTCAATAAAATTATCTTTTTGCCCATTATTAAAAATATATCTTGAAGTAATATTATTAGTATGCGAAGTATCTCCAGCAATAGTAGGAATTAGAGTAAAATCTCCATGATTACCAGTACTTCCTGTCGCTTCTATAATTGCATGAATTGAATACACATCCGAAACTTGTAACGATTGTGTTCCAGTAAAAGGTTGTGCAACAAATTGTCCGGCCGTTAAACGAGTAGGGGTATTAGTTGTAATGGTATTATAACCATCAATGTTTGTACTAGAAGAAGGAATTGTTGTAGCCGTGTATGTTTTTGTGTAATGTGTTAACCCACCATCAGTATTAAGTGTTGCATGAATATCTACTATAAGGTCACTACCTAATGCTGTAAAAGTGCCACCATTTAATTTGGGAGTAATTACCAATTCTTCATTAGTCGTAGCCGAAATATCACAGTCTAAAATTTGTCCTACTTCTGGGAAATAAGTTCCTGTTGTAATATTAGATCCCCCCACTGAATGGGTAACACTAGACGGAGGAGTGCTTACAACAACAATATAATTTGCTTGAGAGGATTCAAGATTTGTCCCACCAGATTTACCTTCAGTTTCAAATGTATAATTGCCTGATTGAGTAAGAGTCAATTTTGCATTTCCCGAACCTGGGGGGGATATTGTTTGAGCTCTATATACTCTTTTTGTACGCCAAGAAAGACCTTGTGAATTTAATCCCTTCACATTATCAATGCCTATTGGAAATACTAAAGAATTCAAATTGGTATCAAATATTTTTGTATTACTCGCTGCATTTTGTTGATTTACTTTACTTGTAATATCAACATCCATTTTGGGTCTACCAGCAATTGCCCAAGAAGCTTGATTGGCCAATCCTTCAATTTCTCTATTTGAAAAATTAATAGTGAGAGCAGTTGAAGTTGATGCACCGGCTGAAAATCCATAATCGAGAGTAACCATTGTAACAGGATTTCCAGAATCTTCTGTCAACAACAGTCCCCCACCTTCCTCTAAAATCCTGTCTCCAGCATCTGACCCCAATATTGTTGACCCATCTAATAACAATGTACTTTGGACAGTATAAACAGTGTCCGTAATCGTTCGTGTTTCACCCAACATTGTTATTTTTGCACCATTATATGCATCATTGGTTCTAGAGGATTCTGTACCATCGAGTTCTATGGTTGTGGCACCAGAAATATAAGTTGCACCAGCATTAAATGAAACAGACGATAATTGTGTATCAAAAAGATATGCATCAAAAACAGCCGTATTACTAGTTGCTGCATTAGTAAAAGTTCCCGAAACATAATCTATTTGCCGTATTCTTGTTGTACCAATTTTTGTCGATTCATATAAATTTTGATTTGATATATTGATATCTCCCGATTTTACACAATGCAAATCATATTGATGGCCTAAATTTTCAGGATCAAACATCATTCCCGATGTACTTCCAAAATCCACATTTGTAACTTTTATATTGTTTCCAAAATTTGGAGTTATGGGAAGTGAGGTTGAAATATCAGTAACTCTACCTTTTTTAACATCGATAAAATTGGGACCAATTGTTTCAAATTCAAACCCCTTAACATATGCTTTGCCAGGTTCTACTGCTGCGGAAACTCGATTTCTATTATAGATGGTCTGCGATGATCCATCTCCCAATGCATTTGATACAACCATTGAAAATGCATTTGTAATAGATGTAACATTTGCATAAGAAGTAGTATCAGAAGACATATAAATCGAATCTCCCACTTCAAAATTAGTTAAAAAATCCGAATTTGTTCCAGTAATAGTTGTATCACTATCAGCAATAGTAATGCCTAATGCTCCTTGGTGATCCAAAACTTGAATGGGAAACGGTCTAATTGTATAATCACCCGACTCATCATATGTTCTTCGGGCCATTGTTTTTTCAAGTTCACTATATATTGGAAATTTTGTGTGTTTTGTAAGGATACCATTTTCAATCCTCAATATTTCAATAAACTCAGTACTTGCATTTGCTACAACTGGATCAGTTGAAGAGATTTCTTTTTTTGCAAGTACGACTTCCAATTTAAATCGAGTAGCGCCTGGAGCATTTGAATTTGTTGTTCCGGCAGCAGGGTCGAGTAAAGTAGTATCCGTTGAACTATCTATAATGGATTCGGTGATTGACAATCCAACTCTATATGATGGTGTACTACCATATTTTTCAAGAATTAAAGTTTGTGGTAATACCAACACAAAAAAACCATTAACATAATATATACCACGATTTACACTTACAATGGAAGCATTTCCCGTATGATTAACATTTGCAGTTGTTGTAGAAGTGACCGTTCCTTCAAGAAATATAGCAGAACTAGAAGAAAATGTATCTCCAGAAAGATATTTAATAATAAGAGTTGGTGGGTCTGAACCGATTCCGGCCACAGTACTAATAACCTGTGCTCTCGCTGTTCCGGCTCCTACCGCTGCACTTGTATCATTGATAACACCTCCAGCATATGTTGAAGCTGTAGCCGCAGAATCTAATTTTAAAAATGATACTTCGGTATCAAGAGTAAGTTCTCCACCAAGAACTTTACTACCATCCTTGAATATGTGATCACCAAATCTTGATACTTGTTTTTGTAGTATTGTTTGAAGTTGGGTTAATTCTCTACCCTGAACTGCATAACTTGGACGAAATAAAACACGTAGAAATCCCTTGTCCTCATCAAAATCATCATAATAGGGATTTATATTAAAATCTGTAGATATGTTTGCCATTTATTTTATCTTAGAATTCTATGATAAGTTTAATATCTTCTGTTTGGTCTGCGGCACGAGCAACTGGAGCTCGATTTTCAATATAAATTATATCTCCAGAACCAATTTGCATATCACCATTAGCGACATTTACAAGGTCTGCATATCCAGTGCTCCCACTAGAATTTGTATATGTAATTCTAGATTGTACTGTTGTGCAACCAGCAAATCCACTGGCAACATTTGCAGTTGTGCATTGAAACGCTCCCGGCTTTCCATTATATCCCACAACAGTATTTGCACCTTCTGTTGCATTGGTTACACGAATAGTACTTGAAGATGTATTTACATCAACTACATAAGCAGTTGCACCATCAGCCCCATCTGACCCTTGGGTGATTATAATATCACCACTTAATGGAACATTTTCATTGTCATACGTAAATTCTTTTGCTTGAGTTGCAGTTGTCGCCTCATATTTTGTATACCCACTATCTTTATTGGGGTCTGCAACCAACCCAATTTTTCGGAAATCATTCGTTGTTGTGAATTTTCCATCTTCATCTTGTGTTAATTTTGTATTAACCATAATAAAATAACCACCCAATTCTGAAACGGCATCATATCCGTGACCACCTTTTGGTGGAATAATTGGTGTAATTATAGCACCCGCTCCTGCAATAGTTCCTTGTTGTAAAATATTCAAAGTAGCGGACGAAAAACCATTTCCAGAATCTACAACCGTTACTCCACCAACCGAATTAGCAGAACCGCTGTTTGCAGTTAAAACCAAATCTTGACCACTCCCATCTCCAACAATTTGTGGAAACGGAGCAATATTTGCCGTCAATGTTCCATCCAATGTAATAGCGCCCAATGTTGGTGCAACAGTGAGTAACATTCTCGAATTATTAGAATCCCAAACACTATCAGTCACTTTTCTTACATAAGAAGTTCCACCAAAAGTAAAATATACAGAAGAATTGTTGTACTTATCATGATCTGTAAGAATCGTACCATAAAGATACAAAGATGTACCAGTACTTCCATCATTGTAAATTGAAATGTTATTTTCAAAATGATAATTGTCTCCATCATTCGATATAACAAAAACATCCAATGCACCATCAACTGTATTATACTCTATTGTCGCTTGGTCTGAACCATCATTTTTTGTTCCGCCTGATCCCAATCCTCCAGCAGTTGCAGTATTTCCAAGTGCATTTGCATCTCGAATTTGTTTTACAGGAATGTAACTTGATGTCACAAACTTGAGAGCATCAGATGCAGAAATAGAATACATATATTTCCAAACATATCCATCGCCCAAGACCGCTGGAGCCATAGCGGTTTTAGTTACATGTGTTGGTTCAGTCGTAGATGGTTGGGGAATTTCATCTACATCCATATTATTATGTAAACATTTGTATATATTAAAATTACTATTCATAACATACATTGGATATAATGGCCCTGTACCTGTACTGATTGTCTGTCCAGTTCTTTCTGACAAAAGATTTGTCATTGTCTCCGTATGATTATACATTGCATAATGTCTTCCTTCAACCCAATTATGTCTTGTTACGACATGACTCACATCCGAAGTACTAATTCTCTTAGCGGCAATCATATCTTTCCAATGTGTATAAGAAGTATTTGCCGTGGTATCTGAAGATGGATTTGCTGCCGTAGAAGGATTCGGAACATTTGTATCACTAAATGAACCAGACCATGAATCAGATTTGCCAATGAACAAGTAAATATTAGTATTCAGAAGTCCCTGGGCATCTGTTACAGAAGTTCCACCATACAATTCAGTTTCAGAAAACATTTCTTTGAACTGTTTTGCATTATGAATTCTAAAATTTTGTGTTACTAGTGCGGCCACTGTTCTTTCTCCTAAAGTTTATTCTTTTATATTTATACGGAAACTTTTTGGTCAACTTTATGTTTAAAATAAAGAAATCCGTTATTATTCTCATATGGTTGTGCTTTATAATCAAATGGTTGGTCAAACGTTACAACACCATTTATAACTCCAGTATCTTCTGTAAAAATTCCACCACCATCTTCTAAAATTAATTTATCATCTCCAATAGTATCTTCATCTGTAATATAACCCCCCAAACCAACCTTTGTTTGTGATTCTGTCAAAAGAATTTCATCCATATCACTTGAATCTTGGTCAATCGTTCCATCATCCGCTAAAATTTTATATCCCGTTTCTAACAACATATTGTCCCCATCTTCTGATAAGATATTACTCTCAATGGAAATTCTTCTTTCTCTGAAAATATATCTAGTATTGTGGGGAAGTGTATCAAAATTAACAGATTCGTGTTGTATATAAGGGTCGAGTTCATATCCTGAATATTCACCGATATATTCACCTCCCAATAGACTAATTGGGACTCCAGCAGCTGCTGATTTTCCTGGCCGAAAAACTTTTCCGTATGTGTCTATAAGAATAGATACGGTATTTTCATCTAATATATTATCTCCCGTTTCTAACAAAATTTTATTCTCATCTTCTAATAATATAACATTAAATACACCCGTTGAAGAAGGAACATCATCATCTACAATATCCAAAGAACCATAATCTGTAAGAGATTCTGGATCGTTCAATGTAAAAATTGAAATATCTTCTTTGAGAATAATACTATCTGTTTCAAATAATAAATTATCTCCTGCATCAGCAGAACCGTCTGTGCTATCTATAAGAATTGCACTATTTTGAATATCAACACCTGCAACCCTGAACAATCTACCATTCAACAAATGAACATTGGTTCCTTCAAATTCATCTAAATAAATTTCATCATTTATGTGGAAATAATGGGGGTCAGAAGTTTGAACGGTCACAATTTCAATATTTTCACTCACCATAATTTCATTTGTTTCGGATAATATATTACTACCAGTTTCTAACAATATTTGTTCATTCTTCGTAGCTCTAAAATTAACAGCAGTTGCATCTTTAACTGACATTAGAGAATTGAATAGAGCGGGAGTCCCAGAAGTCGTAAGAATAAGTCGCACATATTCAATAACACTTTCGATGATTTCATCTGGAAGAAATTCTGAATTTAGAACTTCTCTTGGAATTTCTGCAAGAATTTTATCATCATCTTCTCCTATTATAACTCCACCATCTTCCCAATATAGATATCGGTCATATGATGTAACATCTCCATAATAAACAGAATTATCAAGAAAGAGGTCCATTTGGACTTCTTTATTCATACTCGTTTCTACTGTTATATAAAGATTATTAAGAATTTCTGACACAAATTCTCTAGACAAATCACGATATTGTGCTAAACCTGTAGTTAGGATTGAATTGATATTATTATTGCCTCTATCAAACATTGTAGCATTCATTAATGTTCTAAGAGAAACTTCACCAAATAATTTGTGTCCCGCCGGATGGATAAGTTTTAGAACATCTTGTTTCCAAACATCAATCGAATCTGAAGTTTTAATCACATAAGAAAAATCTTGATAATAATCACTATCTTGAATTTTCTTAATTGAACTTGGTTTGCCCGAATCATCCAAAAATACGCCATCTCTTGTTTTAGTATCAGACATGACCGCAGCGAGAGTCGCAGCAGTAGAAGCATTAGAAGGATTTGTTGCACAAATTACAGTTGGTTCAGCAATATAACCAAATCCACCTTCACTTATAGTTACACCAGTAATTGTTCCCCCCAAGGCCCCCATTGTGAATTCTGCATTTCTACCATAATACCCACCTTCACCATCGGGTTCATATGCATTTCTATAATAAACATTATCAACAGTTGCAGAAGGGAGAGCTTCATATCCTGCTCCATGAGATGTAATGGAAACAGTATCTATTGAACCAAAAGTTTGTTCTTCAATTATAAGAGAATTTTTAATGGTATTATTCTTATTATTAATCAAGGACATTGAACCACCGGCCGGATCTGACCCAGAATTTGAAGATACTGTAAATTCTGTAGCACTGACATATGTTATTAGAAATGTTGCACCATCATCATCTGTCTCGTGAAGATCATCCGCAAAATTTATAGAAACATATTGTGTTCCTGTGTCTGGAAAATTGTGTTCACTTGGTATAGTCACTGTTATAGTCTCTAGATTTCTCGAATATGTGCCCGTTTTTTCTCCAATAACATTACCATCCGTATTATAATTAGCCGCATTTACTAAAACATTTGTTGTTAATATCGTAAAAGAAAGGTCATTAATAACAACTTTTTTTGCTCCAGCAATAGGAATTCCATAAGAATCAAATACCCATATAAAATCACCATTTGTAAATGCTGTAAGATTATCCGTTTCACTCAAAATATAACTATCTGCATCGGCCGCAGAACCATTAGTACTATCAATCACCAAATAACCAGAATCATCTTCTAATCCTATACGGTCTGGGGCCTGAGAATGATCATATATTGTCAATTCTGAATTTGAAATTGAAACAATTTCTCCTTGTTGTGTTGCATCTCCAAAAACTGATGCATTGCCAATAAGAAATCCTGTCGAAACATCAATTCCAAATGGGAGCATAGTAGAATCTCCCAAAACTTCAAAACTTGTCGTAAGTATAAATTCTTTAAGAGTAGAAGTAACAACATCAACTAATTGTGTATCTTTTATTGTCGCAATCTTAGCTGCAGCTGTAGAATTTGTATTTGTATCTGTATTATCAAATACTAAAACATCATTAACTTGATATCCATTTCCAGAATTAGAAACTGTAATGGTTGTTAATTGATCCGCTGTAGTAGAAATAACTTTTCCTGCGGCTCCAAATCCAGCATTTGTCGAATCGGAAATTGTCAAAGAATCGTCTATTTCATAACCCACACCACCATCCGTTATCGTTATGTCTATCATTTGAGAAGTAACAACAGCAGTTACCACCTCACCTTCCAATGTAGTTGCGGTAATTGTTTCTCCAATAGTAAATACGCCCGACCTGTTTGTGATAACCAATTCTATTATTATAAATCCAGCTCCAAATTTTCTTTCTTCGATAGTTGATACAAATGCAGTTGAATATGACGATATCCCAGTGATTATCAATCCATTAAATTTGAAATATTCTGGGTCATTTATTAATTGTAAAACTTCATTTTGTGACCATTTGCCATCAGAAACTTTTAAAAGGTCAGTTTTTGGATAATATAAGTCGAGATTTTCTTCGTTGTACAATAATCGAAATAATGTTCTTACAGATTTCTCACTACCTTTAGAACGATAGAAATCTTTTAAATGTTTTATAAACCCTCTTAAATCTGCCGAGGCCGCATCTCTTACATTTGGGTATAATTCATTTTTAAATGATTTGAGAATTCCTTCACTGGTAGTGGAGGGGTCCATCAATTCAGAAAAAGTTTTAAGTGCATTGACAGGATTACGAACAACTTTTGTAATACTTCCCCTAGAATTTGAAGTACTACCGACAAAAATTTCATCGACCTCAAAATCAAGAGTATTTGTTGGTTCTAAAAAAAGTTTGTTTATACCCGAATTAGCGCCCATTGCTTTAACTGTTGCAGTAGCGCCAGTACTTGAACCTGTTACAGTTTCACCCACAATGAAAGTATATGCAGTTTCATATCCAGTAACAATTCCATAATAAACACAAACAGTTTCTAAAAATTCAAAATAATTTTTTGTAAATTTTTCAAAAAGAGGATACTCTTCCGATATAAAAGATGGAAGTTGTTCTGAAACTTGAGATACAGCTTTTGCAGTTATTTTAGCAGACATGTATTATTAATATACAGTAGTAGAACCAGTAGATGTACCAGTTGTTATTGATGAAACAGTTCCAATTGCACTAGTTGATGTTACCGTTGTTCCTGTTCCAGCATCATCTTGCATAGTTACTGTAATATTAGTATTAGAAATTTCAAACATTTGATTTCTAAGTGGAATTAAATCATTCACAGCTGGTTGTATTGTAAAATCCAAAGTTGACCCAAGAAAAGAATTTGGTTTGAATGATGAAACAGAAATATAACCATTTGAATAAGTAACTGTTCCAGCATTTTCCTTTAAAATAAGTTTTACGCCACCAGACAAATAATATATTCTTAACACTCCATTCAGGTCATCAAAATAACATGTATTATAAGTAGTAGCGGCCGCATCAGTAAAAGAAAATGCAGTAGAAGATACGGCTCCATCATATGTTGTAGATGGATTGTAAATAGCATTATTGAAACTGACTGTGTAAGAATTATTAGCAGTAGTAGATGGTGTAATTCCCTTTTTCACGGTAATTGTTGTCAAATTATTAATGACTGATGTTTCAGTTGCATCTATGTCTTTTGAAAACGAGGAATATCTAAAAATTGACCCAAATTTCAATAAATTATTTGTTTTATAAGATTGAATCTTATCTATTACCAATTCTGCTATTCTTCCCGATGAAAGAGTTGTTAAACGAGAATCATATTTTACTGTAAGAGAAAGAACCAAGTCTAAAATATCTGGGTCAACTACTTCTGGAGTAACTGCAAGAACATTATAAGACGAAACTGCACTTTTGATCGCTGCAATCTGCGCCACCGACAAAGAAGTAGCTCCAGTTGGTTTTGCAGAAATGAAAACTTTTCCATATTGTGGAACTGAATGGTCTTGTCCTCCCCAAATAGAAACACTATCCAATCCAGCTACATCTCTTTCTATAATCGACTTATAATCATCTGTTGTAACTGCACGATTTTGTGTTTGGAAATTCTTAGGTGCATTAAATTTGATTTGGTCAATCGTTTCTCTGCCTATTCCACCAATTGCAGAATTTGAAGTTGCAACCGCCACCGAACTAGCAGAATAACCACCAACCGAACCGGCCACGGAAAATGTATTTGCTCCATTCACATCTTCTCCTTCTGTCACTAATGCAGAAAGAAGAACAATGTTTCCAGTGATAGGTTTTCTTCCAAGAACACCATCACCAAAATCTACACGAAACTGTCCCGATGTATCTTCACTTAAAAAATAAACATTGGATGTAGCATCAACTGTCGTTATATCTGTTGCTTTTATATAAACCGCCGTGTTTGTATCCAATGAAGATTCCTGAATCGTAACAGTCAACGTATCCATATCTGTATTTGCATTCGGGAGTAGAAATTTTTGTTCCGTATTACTTGTATTTGCAGTATATTTAAAAGTAATTGGAATTCCTTGTGTCAATTCTACACCTGACGCTATATAATTACCATTATCAGCCGTAATTGTGTGAGAATCGGCTGTACAGAACACATAAGATGTACCATTGATCGTTGAGATGAATTGTGTGTGTTTATCAATTGTAATAATTGCAGGGGAGTCATCAGGAGTAATGGTAACCGCAACATTAGCCTTAGAACCAACAGATGAACGGGGGGTATATCCCAACATTCCCGCTTTTGCAACAACCGAATCTCTCAATTGTGCGGATTCTAGAAACGCTTCACTTGCAAGCATATTCATGTAATATGCATTATAATGTGTGTTGTATGCCAGTACATCTATTATCACCGAAATTGCAGAACCATCAAAATCATGGTCTGTGAACTCACTCTGTGATGCAAAATAATCTTTTAAGTTTGTTTTTATCGTGTCAAAGTCTAATTCTGTAATGTTTAGTTTTGTTATTTCTGCCATCAGACTCGTTCAAAGTAGGTTTCTAATTCTTGTGGTTCAGATTCAGATGAAAGATTGAAAAGAACTCTCACCTCATATCTGTTTTGTTCTTCGTGCGCTCTTACAGTCACTCCAATAACTTGTGCTCTAGGTTCGTGTCTTTTTACGGCCTCTTCAACTTCTGTTCTCATTCGTTGTTCTGTTACTGGATTTATTGGTTCAAACAACAACGCACGAATATTTGACCCAAATTCGGGTTGAAACATTCGTTCATTGAAATTTGTTTTAAGAATTCCAACAATCGCTCTTTTAACAGCGGTTGCACCAGTAGATTTCCCAATATCACCATTCATTGGATTGGCAAACATTGAAAATGAAAGGTCTTTATATGTTCTTGTGGATAAACTCATAGTAATATTATTTATTAGATTACTTGGCAGAAGCAAGCAAAGAGGTTAATACTTTCATGCTTGGACCTCCACCCATCATCAAAAATCCAACTGCGAAATCCAAATCATCTTCTGGTCGATTTGAGGCACCCGAAAGTGCAGATTTAATTAAATCATTACCACCAATAGTTGGTTCGATGACCAATACATAAACACCGCCCTTTGGTAAACCATCCGTGAAAAGTTTAAGAATAGATTGGAGATCTTTGTTTATTTTATCAAGTTCTTTTATTTTACCATCTAAATATTTGATAAATTTGTCCAATTCAGTGGAAGAATCACCAGCAATATTTCTAAGAGTATCAGACAATGTATTAATTGCAGAAAAAAATGTTTGAAAATCACCCATCAAATCCTCTAATTTTGCAGCCTTGAAATTTGGTGGTGGTGCCTTTCCTTCCTTTAGACCTGCAATTTTACCCACAAGAGATTTTCTCAACATTTTCCCCGTGGTATAGTCTTCCAAATCCTCATATTTCAATATGGAAAGAAAGGGGTCTTTTGATTTTCGTTCTACTTTTGTGGCCGCCTGTTGTGTTTCTGCAAGACCTTCATCATCTCCTTCTATCAATTTTTCAGACAAGTCTTCAAAATACTTGTATGAATTATAATATCCACCAATAATAGATTTGCCCGAATTATTATCAACTATTCTTCTTTCTGCCTTTTCATAATGTGCGAGTTGCAATACTGCACCAGCACCAAGATTACGAAATGCAGTTGCATCGTCTTTAGTTGCCCCCGTAACAATCAATTCCTGTTTCTGATAAATTTCATTTGTATTTGGTGTAGTCGTTTCAATTACTTTTGAAATATATCCTAATGCCCTGGCACCAAATTTTGCCCTTGGTCCTATGACAAAATCATTTTCCTCAAATTGGTCACGAAAATTTTCCAATCCACCACTACTTTCAATAATACCCCCATCTTCATCAGTTCCTAATACCCCACTTACTTGGTCAATTACTAAGGTTACATTATTTTCTTCAACATTCTCCAATTGATTGAGTGCGGCCGCAATAAGATTTCCTATTTTTTGAAACCCCTTTGTGAATAATCCAGTTTCTCCACCAAAAAAAGAAACAAGTGCCTCAATAGCAGATTTAATACTTGGTAAATTTGTAGAAAGGTCTGAATACCCAACAATTACCATAATTGCACCCACTTCTGCACTTGAAGAAAACTGGGGTCTTCTTTCGTCATATTTGTCATCCATCGCTGCAATAGTTTGTGCAATCACCTGTGATGGAGTAAACTTATACATTCCAAAAAGAGGGTCTTTAGTAGCAACTGCATCATCATTTGCGTTATCTTTTCTAGCTACAAAAGGTTCTGCTTTCCCTTGTACAACTGCATATGAAGCATTTTTTGCTCCTTCAGTTTCATAATCTGCAATTCCCAATTTATCCTGTGCAAAAAGTACAAATTCCGCAGTTTGTCCAACGGCCGCGGCAGCAGCAGCGTTTGCAACAATTGCAGGAGCAGACAACAAAAGTTTTATTGGATTGCCATCTGCATCTTTGGGAATGAGTTCTTTTCCTGTTGGTGTAACTTCTAAAACATAAAAACCTGTTCCTTTAAAATCGTTCACAAAATTATCAATCTCATCTGCAATTTTATTCAGAAGAATAATTTTAGGACTGAGAACTCCTAAAAGAAATGTCTGTGCCAGTTTCAATCCAGATTTTGCAAGTCCAACATTTGTGTTGAGAAGTTCAGACGCTTTGGCAGCAGCAGAGACAATTTTCTGTATCTCTGGATTTTGTCCTAACGTGACTGATTCCCACTCATATGATGTTTCAGCATCAGGAGCATCAACGACTACAGGAGCCGGACTTATAGAAAATTTCCACGTTGCTCTGGGAATATATGCTACATACATTTGTTGTACTACAATTGTTCTTATAGTGCCATCA